AAAGAAGCATAAGAAAAATCCTCATGGATAGGAGACTGGACGGTTTCGTTAAACTCCTCATCAAGTGTAAAGTTGATATAGAAGTCCATCTTCTGAAGATATCTGTTGACCTGTTGATTTATCAGAGGTAGATACTTCTTGATGATTTTGGTCTTAACTCCACCGTCTCTAAGTAAGCTATACATGAAATCATAATAGCTTATAGTGTCCTTCCTAGAGGATAATTCTTCGTATGTAGATGATAGTTTGTCCTTAAAGGTGGTTAACTTCTCATGCTCAGTATTTCTATCTGCAAGTTGTTCGGTAAGTTTTTGAATTTCCGATTCAAGATCTCTGATCTGTCGTTGACATCCAGAAATGCGAGTATTGTTTTTAGAAATGCCATGCGTTAATGTTGTGATCTCCTTTGATAGGGCAGTAAATTGATGCTCTCTCTCTTCTTCATTTTTAATTGCTTCTTCTAGTTCTTTATAACCAGATTGCAACTCCTTAGCTTTAGTTTGAGCATCGGTAATTTTATTTATTCTGAAGTCCTCCTGAATGTCCTGCCTACAAGTAGGGCAAACAGTATGTTCTGTGAAAAACTTATGCTCTTTAGTAATGGTAGATACTTTATTGGATATTTTTCCTTTAAGGTTTCCTAACTCACGTAACTTTTTTGTAGCTCCTGTTAACAATTCTTGCTTTTCAGTAAGCCCAAATACCTGATCATCTGTATGTTCATTCTGATTTATCATAACACAAATCTCATCACCAATACTTCTCATTTTCTTTTTATTATCTTCTACTCTTCCCTTACCTTGCTGCTCTATCTCTTCAATAAAATTAGTTTGCATCTCTACTTTATCATTAAGAGATTCTTTCTTAAGTTCTAATGTTTTTATCTGCTCTCTAAGTTCTCTAATTTTATCTTTAATTAAATTATTCATAGATGAAAAAATCTTAATATCCAAAAGATCCTCAATAACTTCTCTCCTATTAGATGCAGTTAATTGCATGAAAGGAACAAATGCACTTGAACCAAGAATAACAATTTGAGTAAATGACTTATAGTTCATCTTAAGAACATTCTGTTCCAACCACTTCTGTTGATCATTAGCAGAGGCAGCTTGATCCAATAAACTACCATCCCTCCATATCTCAAACTTATTTGGTTTAATAGATCTTATTACCTTCCATTCAGTTGGTCCTATAGAGAACTCAACCTCAACCATACAATCCTTTTCATTTACTGTATTAACTAACTGTCCTTTACTTATCTTACGAAATGGTTTATTAAACAAACTAAAAGTAAGAGCATCGAGTACAGTACTCTTTCCAGCACCATTTGTTCCTACTATTAATGTAGTAGAATTTTTAGAAAACTTAACTTCACTATCAGAAGATAAATTAATTTCTGTAAATTGGTTTCCAGTAGATAGAAAATTCTTCCACCGTATTTTTTCAAATGTAATCATGTTTACTGGTAGGAGGAACTACGATGTCATCAGGGGTAATAACTGCATAGTTATAATCATGAGACTCGCAAGTCTTAATCATAACTTCATCATCCACCTCAATAATATGCATCTTTGGACTCCCATTATCTTCAAGCATCATAGCATATCTCATGGCATCATCTTCCTCCTCAAACAAATAAAGAATATGTTGTCCTTCATCATCTTGGACTGAGTATGCTCCTTCAGTTTCTTTTCCATGTACTGTGATAATATACATCAAATCAATTCACATGCCTCTTGATAAATGTTCTGTACCATCTTTTGCACTATAGATTTATCAAGGTTAATTTCTGCTTCTTCAATATACCTATTAAGAACTGATATAGTATCCTCTGATTCAAATGCTTCAAAATCTGCAGATTCTTGAATCTGAAAATTCTCTACGATTTTTAGTTCTGCTATATTTGATGCATACAACTTATCAATAAATTTTTCAAACTTAGTGATATCAGATTTGGTTTTGACAATAACTTTTACAATTTTATTTTCCAATTCCCGTGCATCAAATAATTGATAATCAGTATCATTATAATAAACGATATGATGCATACGATATGGATTATTAATAGGAGTATGTTCTAGTGTCTCTGTATCAAATAAATGAAATCCACGATTAACATCATTTACATCATTCCAATATATTTCATATGGATTACCTAAGTAATAAATATTTTCTTCATTTGATCGACAATGATAATGCCCAGAAAATGTTTTCTTAAATTTCTTAAATATATCCCATTTCATTCCATGCTCCATCATATGACCTGGTGTCGCTCTGAATCCATTTAATTCAAGATGTCCCATACAGATAGGAGATCTTGACTTATTAATCAAAGCTACACTCATCTCTTCATTCTCCTTGTTAATCCAAGGCACAAGAGTAATATTACAATTACCTACCATTATAGATGATACTTCAGAATATACTTTTATATTATCATACTCACGTAGTAATAAATCAACTGCATTTATATCATTAGTATTTTTATAGTATGCTGTATGATTACCTACTATAGTATGGACAGTGATGCCCATATCCCTTAAACGATCAAAGTAATTATCCTTTGCCCACGTTAATGCTGAGAAATTGATATTTGTGCGATTATCAAAGGTATCTCCCATATCAATAACCGTAGTAATCCCTGACCTTTCTAAGAAAGGAAAGAAAATATTATTATAAAACTTTAGGAAATAATCATGAAAAAGTTTAGAGTTTTTTCGTGCTCCAAAGTGCTGATCAGTTATGATGGCAACTTTCATTAATTACGCAATTTAGAATGCACAGCGTCTTTGATTGAATTATAGTCGGAATAGTTTGATCCGTCAATCTTATTATCATCATTAAAAACTTCTTGATAACCAGACTTCTCAATAATCTTATTTTTTATTTCTAATTGGCGTTTCTCCCTTTGTATTCTGCGGAGAAATGCATAATGTATAATCTGTGTAAAGTAAGCAAAAGGATTCTTGGATTTCTCAGGATTAAAGTTGTGTATGTACTGAACGCAATTTTCGATTCCATCAGAGATCATGTCCTCCTTGAACATATAATTAACAAAGTTTGGTTTGAATGATAAATGGTTTGCAATCTTAAGGAAACACTCACCAATATAACGAGGGATCCGAGGTTTGGTTTTATCTTGCAGTTGTGCTATTTCTATATCTTCTTGATATTTAATAAGTGCAGCAAGGAATTCTTTATTATTTACATAGTGTTCTGATCTCTTACGTTTTGCCATAGGTCTAATTATTGCCATAAGATTTATCACTACTATGTAGATAGTATAACATTTAAATGACCACTTGACAAGTTTCAAAAACCAAGTAGAATACCTTTGTGGGGGTTAAAGAGATATATTAACTACTAGTATTTTCAGGACTATCTAATTTAAATATTTTTTCTAAGTTTTCTTTAGCATCATTTACGTTAGAGATATATCCCATTCTTCTATTAATTTTATGTTGATGATGCATTTCTCTTTGGGCATCTCTTAAAAAGTGTTGATACATTACAATCATTTCCATATCGGATGATTCAGACATTGTTATAACATTATCCATATTAACAATAAACATATCTTCTCTAGTAGTCTTTAACCAAGGTTCTACTTTATATCCTACAAGTCCACCTTTATTTTTAATTTCACTAAACATTACAGGAGTATGGAGAATTAACATAGTTCTATCTTCTTCTTCAGAGGCGGCAACCCGTGCGAACACCTCCTCTCCAGATTTAAGTTTTATTGATGCATAAAAGTCGTCTTCAATTCCCATCTTTCTTAAGTTGTACAGTGATTATTTCATAGTTAAAATTTTCTTCATTGTAGATTTTAATTCTTTCTATAAAGTGATTTAGTGTGTAATTCTTTCTAGAGTTATGAGTACAGTCATCTGATATATCATACAAAGTTGCTTTTACTTTGTTGTTACCTTTTCTAAGTACTCGTCCAATACTTTGGAGATTACGGATCCTCGATTTGGACGGGCTGGCAAAAATAACGTTATGGAGATTTTTAATATTGATGCCAGTAGAAAATGTTCCATACGAGGCAACGATGATTGCATTATTCTCCCTCTCAGTAATTTCACGAATCAATTCTCTTTCTTCAGCATTCACTCCACCATGAACAAAAAATACTTTACGGTCAATTCGTTTGCTATTATTTATCTTTTCATATAGTACTGCACCATGTGCTTCTACCCTACTATAAAGCACAAGTGTATTACCTTTTAAATCTAATGTTAGATTAGTTATAAATTTATTTCTTTGTTCATGTGATATTAAATATTCTATTTCATCATTATAAACTTCAAACTTTTGAGGAGGATGTTTAAGAACCAAACATTGAATATCTAATTTAGAAAGATGACCTTGTTTCATTAGTTCATCTGTTTTAGTTACCTTGTATGATGGACCAAACAAACCCTCTAACACCCACTTATGCGTCTGTGTTCCATCTAACGTACCAGTAAAACCAAATCTATACTTAGCATGATGAAGTTTTGTCATTATAGATACTAGGGACTTACTTTTAAATAAGTGAGCCTCATCACCGATAACAACGTTATAGTCTTCAAAAAAGGATCTCTCTAGTTTATAGACAGATTGCCATGTAGTTATAGTAACGGGGTGTTCGTTGGTTTTATCTTTTCCCGCGTAGATACGGTGGCAGTATGAATCAGCATCCCAACCATAATCTTCAAAATCCTTATACATCTGCTCTACTAGGGATGTCGTTGGAACAACTAAGAGAATTTTTTGTCCTTTATCAACGTAATATCTTACAAGAGAATAAATCATCAAAGATTTACCTGAAGCAGTTGGTGATATCAATAGCTTTCTATTATGTCTTAACGCATCGTATACTCCCTCAACTTGGTATTTTCTTGGACTATGGGAACAAATGGAGTTCATATAATCCTTAACACCTTCATATGATATTCCCTCATTAATCTCAAAGGGAGCACCATAATATTCATTATCTACAAACTTATATGTGTAGTCATGTCTTTGGCAGAAAGAAATAATTCTATCTAATAATCCAATATAAATTCTCTTTGATCTCATATCGAATAGGTGGATCTCTCCATTCCAATTCCTATTACGATATTGAGGCATGAACTTTGCACCTTCTACCTCAAAGGTAAAATGGTCTCTTAATTCATACTCAATATGAGGTTCTGAATCTATTTTTAAAAATACTTCGTTAGCCTTAGATATGAAGACATTGGCTGTTGTATCAATCACCTAACCCATGCATCTATGGGTATTTATTAAGTTATGTCAACCCAGTCCAGAATTGAATCTCATAAACTCAATTGCATTCTTAATTTGGAACGTTCTATTCTGTACTACTTTAAGAATACTTTCTAAGTATGTAAGCATAGTGTCATAGTATTCTATCTTTAGTGATGAGTTAGAAAGTTTCTCATCTGCATCCAAATATTTCTGCATAGTATCCTTATCCCTTATCTTCTTTGGAAAAGGGTTTTCTATATAAACATCAGGATCTGATTTGCCTGAGAAGTACTCATACCTCTCATGACGAATGTTTTTTCTTTGTTGTTCTGCTTTCTTCCTTAGTAAGAAGATTGTATTATAAAGTTCAAAATACTTTGCATGTAGAGAGGG